ATCGCGATATGCGTGAGCCGATAGCCGGCGGGTTTCAGAATTTTGGCCCAGCCCGGTCGGCAGATCGGCCGGCATTCCACTACGCCGGCCTGTTTCAGTAGTTGTTCGAATTCAGGCAGCAGATGCGCCCAGGTTTTGTAGTTGTGCCCCGTCATCCAGACCCACTCTGCAATCAGATCATTGCCGCGCATGTGCAGGCGCACGCCGAGCAGCGCCACCGGCTTGTCGAGGTCGTCCATGATCAGCGTCAACCGCACCTCGAAGTGTGTGACCTTGCGGATAAGCTCAGACACGCTTTCCTTGGTACGGCGTGCGATCGCCGGCAGGAACGGCAACCACAACGGCGCCGTGTCTTTCAGCGCCTCGAAATCGATCGGGATCGGCTCCAGCCTCACAGGCCGTTCTGCGTGCGGAAATCGCCGAGCGTTATTGGCGGCACGCCCTCGAATGTCCGCAGCCGGTTTTCGTGATTAAACAACACTGCGGTGGACGGCTGCGGCGTTGGTGGTGACGGTGTTGGCGGCACATAGGGATCAGGCACGTTGCCGTCCGCCAGCCATTCTTCGTATTCCACGCGATCGCGGTTGGCGGGATCGTTCGGGATGCACGCACCATCCTGGGTGCGGATCACAGCATCGGTTGTGGTAAGTTGATAATCTGCCATCACAGCCTCGCATCCAAGCTAATATAGCTTCCGGCGGCATTGTAGTAATATGATTGTCCAACACCGGTTGATGTTATATTAAAATACAGACTGCGTGGGCCGATAGTAGCGGTAACGGCTGACGTGTTGGCGGCTGTCCATGTACCAACATATGTAAGCGTTGGCGCAGATCGCATTTCCATCGGAAGAATGAACAATGGGCCTACTATGCTACCCGCATTAGGCGCGTAAGCTCCAATGAGCGCATCAAAAAGATTATAGCCACCAATTTTCTGCCAGTACCGCTGGCACGTCATCAACTCCTGATCGTACGGCCGCATGATGAACGGCGAGCGCGCTGCGGATGGCGCATCGGAGCCGGGGAGAACGACGACGCCGGTCAGATATACCGTACTTGCAGTTGCCCAAAAGTTTGTCGTTGACGACGTGGCAAAGAAATTACCAGCGGTCCAAGTATTAGCGGCTGTCTGATATGTGGCCCCTGCCCCGAAGCAAAAAGCGATAGAAGCTCCCGCCGTGTTGTTGGTAACCCAGGTGCCAGCCACATCGCCTGGAATTGTTACGGTTTTATATTCCCATGCGGTAGCGACGTTGATTGTGACGTTAGCGACATAGCTGCGAGTTCCAGCACCATTTCTAACCGCAACAGCCATTGTTCCTGTAACATTCGCATTGATCCAGAAGGCAATCGTGACGGGAGACGCAGCTGCATTGCCAAACGCAAGCCTTGACCAGCGAACACCCTCAATAACTTGTGTAATATACTGAGTGTCCCCTGCCGCTAACGCGGCAGGAGTGACGCAGATCAGCCCCAGAGCGTTAGTAAATCCCGCTAGAGTAGATATCGGCTGCTGTACCGCAATGCCAGAACGAGTGGCCCCAATATTAACCCCCAAGAAACCATCGACAACGTAAAGCGCTCCTGATCCCGGTGTCAGACTGGTATTGGCAGTACCCTTCTCCTGGCTCACATCCATCGAGCCGTTGATCTGCATCCCGTTGTAGGCCAGCGCCTCAAATGGTGCTGCTGATGCACCGCTGGACGATAGCAAAATCCAGTTGGTGCCGTTGTAGAGCAGATCGACATAACGGCCGAGCAGCAGAGCATTGGCGCCGATGTCCAACCCGGCCTGATCCTTGATCGCCACCGCGCCGATGCCGTCCATGTTCAGCGTAGTGGCGCCGGTGTTGGTAACACCGACCTTAAGCCTCACCGTCAAGCCGGTCGGCACGGTGGTGTAGGCAACACCTGATGTAAACGTCTGCGCGCTGGCGGTGCCGCCGGTGGTGATTGAACCGTTCTTGAGATCGCGGTCCTTGGCATGCGCTGCGAGCATGCTACGGGCGCTGTTGTTCACGCTCGCGCGGGGCTGGCCCTCGGCCCAATTGATCAGCGGATCGGAATTGGCGTTAGTCGTCGCCGTCTTGCTCCAGGCTTGAACGTCTTCACCGGGTGATGCCATCAGGCCGCCTCATAGGTTCCAGAAATGACAAACGCTGCACCGTTGGCGCCGGGATATTCGCCGGCCGAATTTCGGATCGTCGCAACGGTCGGCGTGCCGGACAGGATCACCGCCGACATCGCCTCGGTGTTGGTTTCGTGGTAGCCGGCCAGCGCCTGGCTGGCAGCAAAGGCCATCACCGGCAGGGTTGCGGTGATAAACGTCGCCGCCGTGCCATTGGTGGTGATGGCAATGCGGATGCTGAAACTCACGTTCTTGCCGATCTGGATGTAGCGTCCGGTTGCCGAAGCAGAGGTGAGCGTGCCGGTGCTGGCGGCAAGTGTTGGCGTGTAGGCCGTCCATGCCCCACTGGCGACGGCAGTAGCAGCGAGCGTGCCGCCGGTGAAGGTCAGCCCCGTGCCGACTGTAACGGGTGACCAGACGCTGGTGCCACTGCGATAGTAGATCGTATTGGTGCCGGTTAATGCCGAAATCGCGGTCAGATCGCCGTCGATCGGCTGATAGCCGCTCAGATCAATCGATATGACGCCGCCAGTGATCGACAGCGGCGGCGTGGCCGACGATACGCCACCACCCCCACTACTGGTGATGCCGAGCGCGTTGCGCGCGGTGTAGGGATCACGGGCCTCGTCAAATTTGATGCGGAATGGCGGCGGCGCCCAATCGGTCATGCAACTGTGCCGTCCTGCTGCGCCTCGATCACGACGCCCTGCGCGTGCGTCCACACCATGGCGCCTGGGATATAGCGGCGGAAGCGATGCAACCGGGCCGACGAATACAGCGCCGCCGATCCGGTGATCTCGATCATCACAGGTGGCTCCCACACCCACACATCTTGCAACCGCTCGCGGGTGCCGGCCGCCACCGTGCCTGACGTATCGTTACGCACATCATCGAGCGGATAAGCATCGCTGACGAATGAACGCATCCCAGGCGACAGATGCACCTCGGCGGTTTCCATGGTGGCCGGCAGATTGGGCCCGGTCAGCGCCGACAGAAACCCTCCGGAGTTAATGGCACCGATCAGCGGCCGGCCGCCGACATAGCCGAAACTGTCGAGCGATGGCGCGGTGCTGTCCAAGAGAGCATCGCCAGTCTCCGGGCCGGTGGTGTCGAGATCGAGACTGTCGGACGCCAGCAATCCCCAGACCCAAGCAGAAATCGAAGACTTGGCCCAGCGGGCGTTACTCCAATCAAAGATGATCTGCTTGTCGTACATTGGTGCGGCATCACCCGAGTGATAGACCCACACAATCCGGGGCTTGTTCACACCGGCAAGGCAATGCACGACGTTGCGCCGGGTCATGTCGGAATTCGCCAACCACCACTCGTTGACCTTGTCCTGACCGATCGGCGTGACCTGCTGGCCGGTCATGCTGTAGAAGCCGTCCTCACTCACGAAATACAGCACATTGCCGATACTGTCGAAGCCGTACTTGCTCACGCATCCCCGGTCGTCCAGCACCCGCGAGATACTAAAGATGTACGTGGTGTCGCCGGGCATGAACTGCAGCGTGCGGATGGCGCGATCCTGCAGGATATAACCGATCTCACCGCCCGCAACGCCCATGACCGGGCCGCCGTCTGGCATCTGTTGAGTATCGCAGAGGTTAAGGCCGACGGTCCATCCTGTGATGTCGTTGATCGCCGACCAGATGATGCTGCGCCTGTTGTAACCGACGTTATCAACCAGCCCGCTCAAGAACAGAAAATCGCCGATTTGCTTGACGTTGGTGGCGCGCGGCGGCGAACCGGCCAGCGCCGCGAAGTTGGTGCCGGTGTCGATATCGATCACTTGCACGTCGTCATTGATATTGACTGCGACCAGCTTTTGGCCGCTCTGTTCGAACATCCACAGGTCGCCCGACTGCACATTATAGGCCCCGCCGACCGTGCGGCTGACATCAACCCAGCCGCCGAGGCTCCACGTGTAGAGTTTGGTTGGCGTGCCGGCGTAGATTTTCCATTCGCCCGACAGCGTGCGCGCCGCGTACAGTCCACAGGCAGGCACCGGCAATGCTGTGATGCCGAACGCCTGCAGCGATGGAAACGGCAGATAGGAATTGGCCCCAGCGAAGACGTTCTCGATCTCGCTGGCAAATTTGGTATCAAGCAGCGCGATGTCTGGCCGCCACTCGCCAAATTCGATCGGCAGCTTTTGCGCTGGCATCAGGCTTGCTCCCGCGCAACTTTGATCGCGCGCTGCAGATTGGCGTATGCGCGCAAGCTATCCGGCGCTGCCGCGATGATACGATCACCACGCTTGTGCAGCATGAATGTCCCCGACTGCTCGCCCAGGATATAACGCAGCATTTGCGGTGTGTGGTAGATCACAACAATATCTTCGTCGTGATCAAGCACCGCTTGTTGCTTTTCCGACAACGCGATATCGGCAAGCTCGTTACCGTCGCCATCAAAGATCATGGTCATCAGAAATACGTCCCCGTTCGCACCGTCGGGCTGGTAGCGCCGGTGGTGAGGGCATAACGCTGGGTGATTTCCTGGAACACCTCGTCGCGCCGCGCCTTGTAGAGTTGCGCCATTTCCGCATTGCGGCCGTCGCTGGCTGCTTCCACCGTCAGCCCGAATAGGTAGGCATTGGGATATTCGGTCAACAGCCAATTGCTGTTGCTGTTGGCGCCAACCAACGTGGGGATTTTCTGGTAGTAGTGGAAATCATAAGCGCCGGCGCGATCATCCACCGGCCGCACCTTGAACGTGTTGCCCTCGATAGTGAACAGCCGGTTATAGCCGCGGCCCACCGGCGGCAGATAGGCCGGGTGCACATAATCCAGTTCCACGAACGGCTGCACGAAGGGTGCCCCCGGCGTCGCCGTTAACGTCGGCCGCACGGTGCGCCAAGTGAGATAGTCGCTCGGCAACGCCACATCGCCGAGCGTGGTGGTGAGCAGGACCGATGTTTCCATCGGCAACACCCGCAGCCGCGAATTGGCGTCGGCCTCAAATGCTTTTGTAAAGCGATCGTAGCGCGCGATGAACCGCTGATTGAACAACAGATCCGACAGCTCGCTTTTCAACTCGCCGTAGTTACTCGCCATTGTGCCTCACCTTCGGCGGCCGGCCGCGCTTGCGTTTAAGCGGCGGATCGGCCGCGGCGATCGGCGTATAGGGCTGGGGATTAGCTTCATCCACCCCGGGCGGATCGTCAAAGAAACTAACATCCGCCGGGTCCGCTTCGGTTTCGGGCTCGCGCCACTGCGTCGCCGGCACATCGTCCACCTTAAAGAACGGGTTATTGCGCGCCTTGCCGAGCATGTACTGATCGGAGATTTCCACCGGAACGCCGGGAGGGAACGTGACCTCGTTCCAGAGGCATTCGTCCGCGCCGAGCCAAGTGATCCGCGCCATGTCAGGTCGGCCCGAACTTGTAGAACTGCACCATGACATAGGCATCCCCCGTCGCGGTGCCGGTGATGTTGGCCCAGACATCGGTATCGGCCGCCAGCGGCTGCACCAGCGCCGCGAGCGGCACCGTGTTCAAGCTGCCGGCCGTCAACGCAACGGTGGTGACAATCTCGGCACCGCCGGCCGTCGTGCCGATGCTGAATGCCGGCGTTGATCCGGTGATGGCCGTTTCCACGTTGGTCGAAACCGCCGTGATGATCGCGCCCATCGGCAATCGGCCGATCTTGACGCTGTAGACAGAAACGCCGCCGATCGGATTGGCCCGACCGGCGACGACTTGGATAACCGAAGCCCCGATATCGCGGGCGGGGATGTTCGCGTCGAATAGTGAAGGCATTGTATTTCCTCCCGCGATGTCGGGTTAACAAAAGGGCGTTTACGCCCGTCTTCAAGGATGAAGATTAGTCGGAAGCCGAGGCAAAGAAGCCGGTGGCAACACCCCATTGCTTCAATGCAGTGCCGGCCTTCGGCACCTTGGCAAACATCTTCCCTACTCCG